AGTCTGCTAGCTTTTTAGCATTTTTCTTTCGAATAGCTGTTTCATCATTTTCCCAGCGTTGTAATGTTCTTAGGTTTACTGCTAATTGTTTAGCTAATTTGTCTTGCGATAACCCCTTTTTCTCTCTCAATTCTTTAATTCTATTCATAAGCAAAAATTACCTTTCAAATAAATTATAACTTACAACGGCAATAAAAGCCATAAAAAGAGCAATAAAACACAAAAATTAGTTGACTTACGTAATTTAATGTCGTATAATTAGATTGAATAACGGCAATAAAAGCCGTAGAAAGGAGGGTGCATAATGCTGATCACGCTTGAACTAGCAGAAAAAGTACGTGTAAAACGTGCAAAAAAACAGCAAACAAAAAAGGCGGTTGCTGAACTTTTAGGAATTAAACCACAGACCTATACTAAGGTTGAAAACGGCGACTATGACGCGCCTAAGCGCATCTATCAAGTAGTTATGAATTGGCTAGTAGAAGACTGTTAATAGAAAGGAGTACCCAATGAATCTAGTCTACATGGACGGCAAGAAAGAGCCGTATACAACAAGCGAGATTATCGCTGAATGTGCTGGAGTACAGCACCACACTGTAACACGCCTACTAAGAAATCACAAAGAGCGATTTACGGCGTTTGGATTTTATGGATTTGAAATCCATAAATTAGACGGAAAAGGACGACCTAAAAAGGTCTATCGTTTAAATGAGCAACAAGCTACACTACTAATCACTTACTTAGAGAACACACCGCAAGTTGTTGAGTTCAAGACAAACCTAGTCAAAGCATTCTTTGAAATGCGGGACGAGCTAGCAAAGTTCAAGCTGCAGCGTGCTTTAGAAAAGCCTAAACGAAAAACCTTACACGATAGTATAGAGACATGGCCAGTCGCTCCTAAGCATCCTCACAGTACAATAAACAATCTACTGCTCAAAGGCGCTAGTGGAATGAATAAAAAGCAACTAGTGGAAGCGCGTGGCGGTCTTACAGGTATTGACAGCTTAACCAGTACCGATCTAGTCAGATACCAAGCTTTGGAAGATATGGCTATCGCCATGATTGGCTTAAACATGAGCTATCAGGATATCAAGTCTATGGTATTCAGACCAAAAGAAAACGCACCACAAGGCGCGTGAGAGCAACAAAAAAGCCTTAACAGACGACCAAATCAGCAAGGCTTTCAACACTATCACCAAAACAAATTAACAAGCAGGCAAGCTGTTATTAAAAGGGTTTTAGTAAAGATTTTATAGCTAAATTATAACATAGGCTATTGAAAAATGCTACCGCAGAGAGCAGGCATCTCTAACTGCCAAACAATTCAAAAAGGATAAAGCTATGATCCAAGAAATTGACATGACGCCAGGGCAAGCAATCGTCTTTGTATTGCTTTTGCTTTTCCTAATCTGGAAGCTATGGCATCTAAAAGGCTCTCAGAGCTCACCAGCGCCCCTCAGAGCGACGAAAAACACTCAGACGGTAGAATATACCACCGAGGAACTAAACCCCGAATACGGGGCTTATATTCAACTTGCCGGACGCAAGTACAACTAAAGGAGACAAGAACATGGAAATCTCAATCTTTGACCACAACAAACTAAATCGTAACGCATTTTACGTTAAAGAACTAGACGTGCTTTTTGTAGCTGATACAGTTAGCGAAGAAGAAAAACAATCACTTATCCAACAATGCGGAAAATAAGCACTATAAAAGCGAGGAACAAGAAAATGGCCGATAAATTCGAACCAAACAACAATATTCTCAGTTTCTCTGAGTATATGAAAGAGCTACAAGAACAGAAAAAGAGCCAAACAAAGTCCAAGAATGATGAATCATTCAGCAGTATGGTTTGTGAGTTTGCTGTTAGGACTAATGCCGATATAGGCAGAATCATTGGAATTTTGGAAGAGCAACAGAAAACCATCCACAGAATGGCTAAGGAAATTGAAAACCTGAAACAAAATAAAAGCGAGGTGTGAAATGACACAGACAACTATGCCAGAGAATTATAAGCGAGTTCTCAATCTAATCAAGGTTGGGGGTGAGAATGCCATTACAGGCGCTGAAATTGCTAAAATCTTGAAAATCGAAAAGCGAGCCGTCCAAGAGATTATCAGTCACTTAATAACTCGATACAAGATTCCGATTATCGGAGCTCGTCTTATCCCTCACAGTGGCTACTATATCCCAGCCAGCAAGGCAGAACTAATAGACGGAGTCAAACCTTTGAAAAACCAAGTACAAAAAGAACAAGTCCGCCTTAACGTGCTCTTAAATGCCGATTTAGAGAGCTATAAGGCCTTTCTGAATAGGGGGTAATAGTTATTGTTCAGTCTGAGTAAAGAAAGCGAAAATAGCTTAAATCAGGGCATTCTAAAGTTAGTTGCTGACTTTCTAAAAGTCAGTAAACAGCCCACACCTAGACAGCTAGGACTAATGACACCCCGACAGATTAAAGAGGAACTAGGTATCACAGCCCGGACACTGCAGCGCTGGGAGCGTGCCGGATTGAGACGCTATCAGCCACCAGTAGAGGACACACGAAAAGTCTTTTACAGAGTAAGCGATATTCTAATATTTTTGGGGGTGGAACATGGCTAAAACAAAAGTATATTTTTGGCTAAAAGTCGATAAAAAGTTTTTTGATAACATTTTTATTAAAAAGCTTAAAAACATAGCCGGCGGCTATACTATGACGGTTATTTATATCCGTTTAATGCTTGAAAGCTTAGAAAGTGACTGTATTTTATATTATGAGGGATACTTCAACGATCTTGCGGAAGAATTAGCCTTAAAACTTGATGTGTCAGAAGATGATATACGGATGACGCTTAGCTATTTCACACAGTGCGGACTTATTCAAGTTGATAGTGATAGCAATGCAGAGATGGCACAGGCTAAAGCCTTGGTACAACAGGAAACTAACCAAGCTGCCTATATGCGACAATACCGTAAAGAACAGAAAGAAAAGAAGAACAATCTTACAATGTTATCCGAAAATCTTACAACGTTAACTACGTGTAAGACAGAGATAGAGAAAGAGATAGATATAGAGAAAGAGATAGAGTTAGAGTCAGAAGAAAGAGATAGAGAAAAAATATCTGCTTCTGCTGAAATCTCTAAATATTATCAATCTAGAATTGGAGTTATTGACGGAGTACAATATCAACAACTAATGGACTACCACACGCAAGATAAGCTAGAACTAGATTTAATTAAACTAGCTATTGATAAAGCTGCTGACAATGGTAAACGCTCCTTTGGTTATGTCAATACTATCTTGAAGAACTGGACTCAAAACGGTATAAAGACCGTTGCACAGCAAGACGAAGAACAACAGCGCTATATAGCTGATAAAGGACACGCGCAGAAAACAGCAAGCATTACTGATCCATTTGGTGGAAATCTAGGCTAAGAGGTGAAAAAATGGAATCATTAAACCACAGCAAAGAGGATTTTGAACTTGATTTTATGGAACCAGACAATCAAAACCTAATAGCTACTATACGACGCAATGCCAATCTCGAAGCCTATCGAGTATTTGAAAGAGATAGTACGGTGACAAATGAAATTTTGAATGCCACTTTTGAGAATTTCAAAGCTGAGACTCCAAAAGAGAAAGCAGCAAAAGATTTTGCCATAAAACAAGCCAAACAATACTTAGACGGTATGCGAGGAAATACTATCATTACTGGCCCGCCAGGAGTAGGCAAAAGCCACTTGTGCTACTCCCTTGCTCGAGCAATCAACGAGGGCTACCATAGCAAAGAGGATTCTAAGCGCGTGTTATTTGTCAGCATTGCTGAGATAGTCACACGCATACAGTCAGGATGGCAAGATAAAATAAGCGACTTTACAGAAGATGATGCTGTTAAGCTGCTTACTTCTGTTGACTATCTTTTCATTGATGACTTAGGAACAGAAAGCGCCATGACTTCTCAAAAACGAGAAGCTAATAACTGGGTGCAGACTTTTCTTTTCAAAATCTTTGACAAGCGAGAAACAACAATCATCAACACAAATCATACTGGTAAAGAGCTAGCACAAATCTACAATCCTAAGCTAGTCAGTCGGATTGGTAAACGGTCAGAGGGGAATGTATTCACTATGGCCGGTATCACAGACAAACGCATGAAGAGGAATTTTTAATCAAAGAAACGGAGACAAAGAAATGACTGAAACACTAAATCAAATCAAAGCTGAATTGACAGCGATTGTTGCAAACAAAAACCAAGAATGCGATAGATTGCGCCAGCAAATAGAGTCGCTATCTAAAGACATAAAGGAAAAGGAAGCAGAGAAGGAAGAAGCAGAAAGAAAAACTGACTATAAAATCTTGTCTGAAAAAACAGAGGAACAGTGGCACTTAAAGCAGACTCAGAAGCTTCTTAATGATAAACTCAAGAAATTGGAGTCTACTCAGGAAATCACATCCGAAGAATGCAAAGAATATCAAGATAGGATTCATGCCGCAGCAAGAGAAGAGAGTGAGAAGCTGATTGAAAAGGCTAAACCGCTGTACAATTCATTACGTGAACTATCAGCAAAATCAGGAGAAATTTATAATCAGTTTGATGAAATGACAAGACTCCTGACCTATGACATTATGAACACTCCATCTATCCCATCCCCGCCTCTTGATAGTTATCGCGGCAGATCTATTGCAGGAATAAAAGATGTACTTGATTTCGTTCAATTTGAAGAACTGAAGAAATAAGGAGACAGACAAAATGACACTAAAAACTATTTCAGAGAAAGCAAAAACATTTACATTTACTCACTCTTTCGCAGACTGTCAGACAGCCCAAACAGCAGGTCGCGCGCTACTGGGATATATGACTGGAACATATTGCCAGCCTGTAATCTCAATAACCTACAAGGATAAAGGCATGCTAGTAGCTGAGTATGTGGAGGATAACAAGCTAAACGAGACTTTCAAGCGTATTTGTGACAGCTTCAAAGACTATTACAAGCAACCTGAGGAGGAGCTTAAGGGATAGCGGGAGAAGATAAACATGGAAATACAAGAAGGCTTTATTTATTTTAGAAATTATGGTAGAATAAAACTGTTAGAGATCCCGAAGTTTGGAAGCGTAACGCTAAAAATACAAGATGGCGAGATTGTCTCCAGCGTGGAGTCTAAAACAACACAATATAAAAAAGAATACTGACTGAAAAAATCAGAGGTATAGCATAAAGTAGAGTAATCTATTTTGGCTATGCCTCTTTTGTTTTTGGAAAGGATGGAGGAAAAAGAAATGCCAACATTGCAAGAAGTAAAAAACCAGATGGACAAAGTACGGACTCAATTAGAGATTTTTGATCGCTTTGATGAGGAAATTGAGAAAGTAGAGAAAGAAGTCAAGGCTATTAAATCCAAGAAAGCGGATGTACAAACATTTGAAGATTTTCAAGCTATTAATGCAAAAGAAAAGTATATTGCTGATATGAAAGAACAAAGAACAAAACTTGAGAAAGAACGGATTGACTCAATCGTAGCAGACGCTAGAAAAATCAATGCCTCAGGTTATTTAGAAACAGCATTAGAGCAAGATGAAACAGTGAAGCGTCAGCGTCAAGAAATCAAAGAGAAATCTATTGAGCTTTTGGAATTGATCGCGAATTATAACGAAAATTACAAAAATACTGCTAAAAGATTGGCAGACGAAGTAAGAGAAACAGGTATTGAAGAATTATTTGACCGCCTGAATACGTCACCAGAATATAGCGGAGTAAGTAAGCCTTATATCTACAGTGGTATAGCTGGTTACATGGGCAATCAACACCGCTATTTAGATCCAAAAGATGATTTGGCGTATTTTGTGAATCGTGTTAACAGTTTTGAAGGAGAATAATAAATATGATTGATAAAAAATTAGAAGAAACGATCCGTGAGGTTGAAGAAGAAGCACATCAAAAAGAGTTTATTGAAAACATTAACAAGAAACTGGATAGACTAGTCAATTCACAGGAAGAAGCCAACTTTAACGAAAAAGTCAAAGAGTTTAAGAAAATGAATTACTCAGAGCGTGTTGACCTTTTTAATAGTGATCCAGAATTATATAATAAGTTGCGTGATAAAGTCCGCCATGGCTTATAGTATGGAGTTAGGGGGAACAATCCCCTTTTTGTTATCAAGTCAATAGTTTTGGGTTTTTCTATATAGGGGGAGATAATGAAGCAGTTAGCAATAGAAACATTTATAAAGCCTATGAAAATCAATAATATCTCCCATGGTATAGCTGAACTAGCCGGCAGAAAGCTAGAAATAGACTTAGAAAACTTATGTATCACCTTTGATAAAGATTACTTTAATTTGACTAAAATACCTGGAACTAAAGGGGGCAGCCGCTACTTCTTTCTATGCCCTCTTTGTGGCCGGCGGTGTAGAATACTCTATAAGCAGCTTATACTTTATGGTTGCGGATCATGCCAACAAGTACATAAGCAAACCCTAAACCGCAGCAAGACAGACTGCCAATACTACTGGGAGCGAGCATTGAGAGAAGCTAGAAAGGTAGAGCCGGGTTGGAGTCCTAAACGTGGCGGCTATATGTTTGATGCTTTTCCTGCACGACCTAAGTTTATGAAACGCCAACGGTATTATAAGCACTATCAAAGGTTTGTGAACTATACTAGAAAAGGTGATAGTCTTTGGATGAATGGCTTAAATAATTGATTGAACTAATAGGAGTTGAGAATATTGAAATTAAACACGCGCAGGACGACAAAGAACGTAACCGAGCGTATGGAACTTTTAGGTAGAGCCTATCGAATGGCTCAGGCATGGAACTTCATAAGCATAGATGAAAAGGCGTGGAAATTGATTATAAAGCCTCATAACATCAAGGGAAAGTTTGCCGAGCAGATAGAAAACACTTTGACTATTTGTATTGCTGATATTAACGCCATAGAACACTGTACAGCTCGTCAGTGTTTTATTGAGAATTTCTGCAGATTCACCGAATCTCGGAAACGATTTGCAACAGAGAAAGCCAAAAAGATGGGATATAGTATAACTCAATACAACCTTTATAAGCGAATGGGCGTACTTAACTTTGCTGAGATACATAGAGGCGGAGAGCTGCAAGTTTGGGAGCATTAACAGAGCATAAAAAAAGAGAACTGACTATAGTGCCGACCGTGAAAACGGACAAGGGGTACGAAATCAATTCTCTTTACTTAAAGTATACAACATTTTTACTAGAAAAAGCAAAGTAGCAGTATCTAGCTAATCTATGATAAAACATACTAAACTTGATGAAAAATATAAAAAAATGATAAAAATAGTTGTTTTTTTGAAGTTTATATAATATAATTATCATGAAAGATATCAATGGCCTCCCACGCATATGCGCAGATACGTTCTGATGGGAGGTTTTTTTATAAAAATGTTAAGTGAGAATACTATGATTGAGCATTTTGAACATAAAAGCTATGAAGAACAAATAACACTCCTTGAATCAAGGTCAATGTGTTTTGAGAACGACGCATCTAGGAGCAAGGCAATAAATAGTTTGTCAATGGTTTCCTACTATAAAATTAAAGAATTTGCTAAACCATTTGCAAAGATAAGAAAGAATGGTACACAGAAAATTATTGATTACCAAAATACTAAATTTGAAATTGTTATTTCAAGATATTATCAAGATAAAAATTTGAGGTTAAATTTATTACACGCAATTGAAGATATTGAGGTTGCGTTAAAAACAAAGATAGCTTATGTTTTAGGTAGGAGTAATTTAAATAGTTATGGCTATCTTAATTTCTCAAATTGGTGTAATAAAGAGGAGTATTGTAAGCACTATCTTCGGTATAGTGAAAATAAATTCAAAAAAAATTTGTTGATTGAGTTAAGGAAATCTTCTAATTCTGAAATAGATGAAAAATTAAAAATTGATCAATCAAAATATCCGCCTATTTGGCTTGCCGTAAATGTCCTTACGTTCGGTCAAATGGTTAATATGTTAGAACTAATGTCAGTGAAGAAACTTGGTCAGATATCTAGTTTTTTTGATTGTGAGAATTCAGAGTTAATATCTTGGTTAAAGTGTATCAATCTAGTTAGAAATATTTGTGCCCATAATTCAAATATTATTGATTTTAAATTTAAAACAGTTCCTCAATTAAAGGATGAGTGGAAAGATTATCTGTACGAATTAAAGCCAGGGGTTTATTCAAATAGAATTGCATTACCATTTCTTATAATTAGTTATATGATGGATAAAATTAATCCTAAGTATCATTTTCAGGATATCGTTAATTCACTAGATAAGCTTATCAGAGACGATAACAATGCCAAATATTATGGTTTTAAATCCATTAGTACGATGAAGTCGATTAAATCTAAGTGGATTAGGAAACCAGTGCCACGCAGAAGAACTAGATAAATAGCACCCCTAAAGGTGCTATTTTCTTGCCTGCTGAACTCATAATTTTCACGCCCTTTTTTAGGGCTTTTTTTGTTCACCTTTTTGTGGACTAAGAGAGGGCATTAAATACCTTTTATGATATATAATTTCTTCTAAACCTTATACAATCAAGGGTTAATAGCTTAAAAAGGGCTGTAAGAATAACTAGAAGAATATTCCGCGAATTTTCATGCATTTCTCTTTTCTATTTTTGCTGTCCCTATTATACTAAATTCGCAAAGAACAAGCAAAAAAACCGCCCATTGGGCGGGTCTTATAGGGAGATTATTATGAAAAAGAGATCGGA